TTCGGTAACGATGGCTTCGATTTCAATCGCTGCATCGGCACCATTTGCCGTCACGACGAAGGTGCAACCAACAATCTCGGCACCATCACCGTCACCTGTGATCGTAATTGATTCCAAGTTCGTGGAGCCGATGTCAAAGTGACAGTTTGAGACCTTACAGTTTGCAGCGTTGATATCAATGGTTGCGCCACCAGAGGCGGGGGCGGTCGTCGCTTCGTTGAAGTAGAGATTATCTAGGACAACGTTGGCAGCATCTAGGGCGAAACAATCACCAGCCACGGCTTGCGTAAACTGAGGACGAGCCGACCCTTGCCCAAGGCCAAGAACCGAGATACCTGCGCTGTCCATTGTTGTCTCGTCGGTAATTGTTTCAGAATGACCAGGCAAAACAAAGATCACATCGCCTTGACTAGCAGTACAAAGAGCTTCGGCAGATTCAACGTCTGCAATAGCTTTATCAGGGTGCATTCCATATGACGAAGTGGTGCCGGTTGCTAGAGCGTTGCTGTCCACGAAGAACACATTGCCGGAGAAATAGTTGGCGTTAACAATGGAGGGGAGTTGACCAGGGGCTTGCTTCCAGAACAACCCAGTTCTGGAACCGACTATTGTGGCACCGCCTGCCACCATCGGGATTCCGTTACGAGCAAGCATCGCACTCTGGTAATGTCGGCGCATCCGTGACGGTAAACCGAAATACCAGAAACGTGTTGCCTGTCTATTCAGATGGCGTTGCTGGGCATACATGGGATTGCTGATTGCGCCAAACTGGAACAAGAGGACACGTATGTAAAACAGCTTGATCCAATTGGGGAATCTTCCCAAATTCATATTGAGCGATACACGTACAACATCAAAAAGGGAACATAGGAGTACCAGGGAGCGTATCCAAATGGGGCCTGAGAGACCGGCTCGTAGCATTTCTACCCTCGCTTTTCAGGATTGGCCTTTGTTGCGAGTGGTGGATTATCTACTAACTAGATTCCACCTCGCATTATGATGATTGTGTCACACAATTTACATCGCCTTGGGCGGTCATTCCAACGGGCACCGCAATGACCGCAGGTATAACCATCATAATCATTAATGGTGCCGTAGGCAGCTGTCCTACTGTGGGGAAGCCTACCGTGCCTACGAGCTACCCTGAGTTCCCACCAAACATTGGTATTGGTTGGGAGTGACCCAGTTACATCAAGCCAGACTCGTGCTTTGGCTTTGACCCTCTGGAGTTCGTCCGGTGTGAGGTACTCAAACGATTCATCGTACCAGTAAACTCCGTCCAGAGGGTCATCTTGTTCCGCGTAATGATCTACCGCTTGTACAAATAGCTCAGTGGGAAGGTCTTTAGGAGCCTCCCTTTTGTTGAGCTTCCAAACCTTGATCCCGTCATCCGTCAAGTGTTATGACGGTCTCACGTACACTATGCTACCAGCGGATGCAGTTCCATCAAGCTGTTCGTGTGGGTAGTGGTAATCGTATCGGATAAAGACACCGAATACGTTGTCTGTTCCGCTATTACCACCTTCAGCCACATATAGGCGCACGTGGTTGAAATCGTTGCCAGCGTCCATCTTCTCTTGACGGGCTTCGATAATTACCTGATCGCCATCAGCATCGATAGGAGCGTCAGTATCGTAATTACCGCCACTGGCATCGGTGGTGAAATCCTTAACTCCAGTCCCAGAAGAGTCTGAAGCTTGCTGAATCCGGCATTCGTCCAGGTCATCGCCGGAATCCCAGGTGCCTAGCTCAACCTTAGCAAAGACACGGTCATAACCGAGCATGGTGAGGTATCCACCCGCATTCTGGGCATTGGTGCCACCGATATCGGCTTGTTCCAGGAAATCAAAAGTCGCTATTTCCGAAAGTTCTCGTCCCATATCTCATCTCCTAGCCTATGGCTCTGTTATTTAAGACCTGACTGCAAGCTCTACGAAGGGGCTGAGAGTGTTGCTGCCATTTTGTGGGGTCAGCGCAGAGATCATCCAGGGCTGACCATCGACTCGCTTTACAAACCTCCAGCAAATCTCGTCAGTGGTGAACTGCTGGTGCATTGACGAATCGATCCGCAAGTCCATTCGGTCACCGATCAGGTACTGGCTAAAGTCGGCCAACATGATGTCCCCGGCCGTTCCGAGAGTCTGGGCATGTTCGGTGTAAACGATTGGCCTACCGAGTAGGGTATCGGGCATGTCTGGCACTGAGGACTGCACCCACATGGCTGCTCCACCAGTACCAACGGCTAGGTTCATGGTCATTAACTGAGGGATAGTATCCGAGTTGGCTACCCATACAGCCCTACCATAAGAAGTCGGCATGATTCTAGACCGCATCTTCACCACGTTCTCATAAACAACTGTGGTAGCAGCCTGAGATGTTTCCTTAGCTACCGTGACACGGGCAGGTGAGTTCTGAATACCGAGTGGCTGACCTGCACCGTTGCCGGAGAGGAAACCGTCATCTTCGAACCAGCCTATGGCTCGACCGAACAGCTGGAACAGTAGAGCTTCCAACCCAATGGCCGAGTCCTGCAAAAGTTCAGTGGTTGAATAAGTGAGACCGACGAGCTTCCGGCTTCGGAGTTCAACCGATCCCAAAGTGGGCTGAGAGGCGGTAAGGGTTGCGCCTTCGCCTACCCAGTAAGCTTGTACGCCACCGAAGACGGTGGATGCACGGCTGCTTTCATCAATCCTGGGAATCTTGACAAGATCGCCAGCCATTGGGATGACAGTAGCTCTGGGACGAACCACTGCTTCCTCCATAGCATTCTGGAGCAGTTGGGCGCGAAACTCATCAGGGACAAGGAATCCACCATCTGCGCCGATCCCTTCGCTGAGTCCGGTGGCTCTGGTTTCCACAATCCCTATATTCTGGCTTCCTTCAAGTCTGGGGTCATGTCGCCCAAACTGAGAATTGTGAACCGATACAAGGTACTCGCCAAAGGATTTAAACTTGTCACCGTTTTCGTACGGACGACCGGTCGCATGGTCAACAGGGCCAGGAACAAATCTTTGGAGCGGATCGTTGGCTGGAGTAGGTGCGCGCCGACCACTGCGGTAATCATCGTGTTCTTCACGACTCCGCTGACCGGCAGCATCCAAAGCATCCTTGATCTGTTGCTCCACGTTCGGGGAGAGGTTCTTGTTGGCCTTGTCTACCGCTTCGGCACTGGCCTCCTCGATCGCTCTGCGGACTGACTCCGGTAATTGTGCCTGCATGTTCATACCGCTGCTCCTTCTTCTTCGGACTCGACTTCTTCCCAATGGGCAAAAAATTGGTCGATTTCAGCTTGGGCTTCTGCGCCATTTCCGTTATCTTCTTGCTGCAATTCAGCAAAGAACTCGTCAATTATGATTTGCTCATCGTCTTTGGCCTGTTTAATTTCTTGAACAGATGCAAGAGTTCGTGCTTGCAGTATTTTATCCATGATCGACTTCGGTAAGTATCGGGTCAAGTTTTCTACAGAGGTGAGGGTCAAGAGTTCAACTACGGATTCCATCGTGGTTGCCAAAGACTCAGTCAAGCTGGGTTCTTCTTGACCATTGCGCTCCCAAGGTGGTGCGCCTTTATCAAAGTCCTTGTAATGCCTGGCGATATGGGACTTAACCTCAATTAGATCGTTATCGGAGATGTCGTCGTATTTACCACCTGCAATATCAGCAGCAACTGCCCGAACGCCTTTCCAAACGGTGGCATGGTCGTCGCTGGCATCATGATGGATACCACGGTAGGATCGTTTCCTACGCGGTTTTCGCCCTTCAACATAAACAGCCATGATCTCTAATTCATCAATCTCAGACTTAGCCACTTCATCGCCTTGCGACCATTCAACATCTTCGGGAGCCAGTGGATGCTTCTTATAAGGGATAGCATCCTTTTGCTCAAGATCATCGATGTCGCCAGGGCTAGTGTAAGAGAACGCCTTATTGGACGGTGTCCAAAGGCCAGCTAGGTTCAGCACATAGTTGCTGATAGATTGTGCTTCATCAATGGACACTGCGCCGAGTGTAACAGCTTGCATAAGAGCATTGGCATTGGCAGGAACAGGCACTGCGGAAAGCTCTAGCAATTCCTGTTTTAGAAATATCTTGGGCATGAAAAATTGGGAGGGGTCATTGTCAGCTTCGTCGAGGAATTTCCACTCTTTGGGGATGAATCCTACTGAGACGGCAGCTAAGTAACCGCCTTTATATAGTTTATATATGGTGTCAGCGAATTCATATTCGGCAGATGTGGCAAACTGGATATCAAAGATAAGTTTGCCGTTCTCCGAGGTGATTACTTGGGCTTTCCCTATGGGAGGTGCGAAGTAATCGTGCGCCCACAAAAACACTGGGTTCTTGATAAAGTTGTCAAGCTCCCAGCCTTCAGCGAGGATACGATCACCGCCACGGTCTTGGCTTTCATCTGAACCAATAAAACGAAGCACTCGGTTCTTCTCTTCGCCCTCTTGCTTTACATTGTAGGAAAAAGAGAGCTGAACCTTCTCGCTCGACACATTAGCTTCAATCATGGAAGCTCCTAATGTTACTCCCGTGACTACGATACTGCTGCTATGGGTCTCCAATAATAAGGGAGGTATAAGTTGTATAAAAAATAGCAAATTGCCTTACAACAAGTCAATGGGGGAAATGTCCAGGCAATAAATAGGCTCTCCGTATGGCGCAACCGGAGAGCCTTTGCAACGGAGGAGATACTGTGCTTCTACGCAGTATCTCAGGATGATTCTATCATTATAAAATCACAGGAACAACAGTACACCGACAACTAGGATGGGCAGGAGGGTGGCTGAACCCACCAGGGAAATTCTTATGGAGATCAACGACGACACCATTCAAAGCTTCACAGATGGAGTCTTGCCGTCCATCCAAAGAAGTCAGCCATTCCATACCATCTACTACACCGGATTCGATATATCCCTCAACGGTGCCACGATTAGACATCGTAATGACTTCAGTACGGGCAATGTTTCGTGATCGCCGCACAGATGCTTCGGACATGACGGAACGTATCCTCGATTGTAATGCCGGAATACCTTCTTCTGCGGTGAATCCTGCTAACAAAGTAGTAACGACAGCTTTTCTCGTTATCTCATTGATTCCAACAATAGCTTCCCCAACATGTTTTCTAATCCAAACCATTGCTGTGGCATTTAATTGGACTTTCCGGATGCCATCCGTATGTGGTTGTTCAGGATGTACCAATGCATCACCAGCATCTAAGCCTTGCTCAAACACGAAGATAAGCATGGGGAGAAGCTTTTCTTCCATGATTTCTGTAAATTCATCTAATGGAAAGATCAGGTCATCAATAGATGCAATGCCTTGTATACGTCGAACCAGATCATCTGCTTGATCTTCGAACAACTGTTGAAGAACCTTCACGACAGGGGCTTCCATTGCTTCTGTATCAGTTACAAATTGATGCCAGATGATTTCCTTCTGTTCAGTGGTGTATCGGCTCTTCGGCATCACCGGCAATGATTCATCATCATTGGTTGGCGCAGAATCAGATGAACGCCGATAAATAGTTTCTTCAGCACCGTTCAAAGCGCGGTTGATCATGCGTACCATGCCACCTTCAAACACATTCCGGTCCTCACCGATAGCCATCATCGGAGGTGGACGGTCCGCTGGGTTAACTGGCACTTCTATCAGTCCAGCAGCACGTAGATAAACGTCGCCTCCTGGTACCTGGTCGAAGCCTAATAACTTGCGATATTCGTTCACGGTAACAGCACCGGACGACAACTCCCTAGATGCTATGTTGACTTGCTCTACCCTGTTTTGCGGAGCAGGGTCGGTGAAATCAAGTTCAATATTACCACCAAACATAGGCACCAGAGTCATGTTGAGCTTGTTCCTGATACGTCGAAGCCTTGTTCTAAGCACATGCCTTCCATATACATTCTCGGCTTCTCGCGCATTGGCAAGATTGACGTTTTCAGACAGCCCCATAATGTGTTGAGGAACGCCGTACAAACCAAGAATATTGTCACGGCCAAGCTTCCTAAGATTAAGATGATCCATATCACGCGGACTTAGCGAAACGGCCTGATATTCCAGGTCACCAGTAAGCACGGCAATAGAGTGGGAAGCACCCCAGCCGCTGTACTGTTGTTTCCACATCTGCTTGATCTCTTCTTTTTGCTCTGGAGTGGTACGACCAGATTTGGTTCTTAGGATGCCTTCGGGTGTCGCAGAGTTAAATAGCATATTTCTGTTCCACTCTGTCGCAAACCGTTCGGTATCTAGTTCAGTTGCCATCGGAGCTACGGGAGCCTGTCCACGGTACATATCTACAGGATTGGGGGTCTTGAAATGGATAACCTGTCCGATCTCTAAACGTTGACGAAAGTTCTGTAAGCGATACTCGTAGTGATCGATAAAATCAGTGGGCGAAGGCACCACAGTCATCCGACTGGGTGGAACGATCCATATTTCAGTTGGGATTCCTCGGTTGTCACGGTTCAGAATCCAGAAGCTTTCACCAGGTAAATCCATATACATCTGATGAAGCTCTCGTACTTCATCGCCAGATTGGAAAGGATTGGCCTTACCTTCCAGCAATTCTAAAAGCGGATGGGATTCAAGCTGGCCCTGGCGTTCTCCATTACGGATGCTGTATAACTGCCAGTCAACTTCTGATACTGACGATGCGATCTTGGACACTACGGCATAAAGCCATCCAATCGAACCGAAGGCTTTTGTATAATCCTCGGCCCTCATGCGCGGGGGAATCTTCATCGTCATGTTGGTGGACATGGGAACTGGTATGGATCGGAGGATAGGATTGGGAGAAGTAGCTAAGGCAAGGGATGCCTTATTCACCATTGATGGAACGAAGGATTTGATACCCGTGACAATGCTCATTGGATACCCCTTCTAGTTACTGGTTGATTTATTATATCAATTGCAGCAAGACGGTACAGTCTTAACATTGGCCTGTAAAACTAACAGTGTTGACAAACATTCTGGAGGAATGTTCATAATGCTTCATAAAGAATTAGAAGGTGATCTGTGAAAGTAGTGATTTTGTGCGGAGGGTTTGGAACCAGGCTGCGCGAAGAGACAAAGGATGAGGCGGCGGAGAGGAGAGACCAACAATGGCGGTAAACGCTTACCAAGTGAAAGTTGCGGAATGTTTTTGAGAAATGACCTTACTGAAGATGGCGAAGCGTATATAAGACAATGCGCTATTGACGGCGTTATTCTTCTGGAATGGCAAGAATGCTATTCCTACCTCGGCATATAATTTTGGAAAGCGAGATTGCTGTGATTTATGAATGTCCACATTTAGGATGCTCCGACAAAGTTCAAGGCGATGATATGCAATCGGTGATGCGACCTTTGGTAGATCAAAAGGTAACCTTTACTGCTATCAAACCATTACCGCACGATTTTATTGATGCTGTTTTCGGTGTATCAGGTAGACAGGCTCATCGAAAACTCCAATGTTCTCAATGGTGCCGAAGGGGTCCTGATTGCCGACAATCCTGACCTCGTAGCCAATGTATACCCAAGGTGTTCCTGCATCATACGTCGATGCTCATCTATCCGGTGGCCTCGTATCTTCCGTTGCTGATATGGGTAAACCATTATATCCATCCGCCTTGTCGTAAAAAGCGTTCCACCACTTTTGGTAGGATGCCATTTCCAAGGGCACTAAATTGACCCACCCTATCGGTAACCCCATCAGCCACTCTACCCACCTCGGGTTCAGTTTCCCACCAACCTCCCTTGGTAGAGACGATTGGTGGCCTCCCCGTTCCGTTGTGCCCGTCCCTGGTGCGCCCTTGTAGTCCCTGCTGTTCGGCGTTGCCCATCGTACTACATCCCCCAGACTCTCCCTTGCTGGCCCGTGGGGACCGTCCTGCGCCCGCGGCGTCGGCCCATGCTGAACAGTCTCTCGTAGATTCATACCCCTCTTGCCATTGCTGTAGGTACTGGTGTTCGCATCGGGTGTAGGCCATAGCCTCACTGCCGTATCCAGCGTCAGACCGAAGCCGTTCCCGTTC